CTTATGCGGCGACGGCGCTTCGCAACGTTGGCGTTTGGGTCAATAACAAGACCAATAAGAACCTCGCCCTGTTCATGGAAAACCAATACGCCGGGGTCGCGCCCCGTGCCATCGCACCAGGTCGCTTGTCTGGAACTGAAGGCTGGCACCTGGCCTGGACGGCAAACAAATTCTACGCCCAGAACGATTTTGGCACTTACAACAAGTACGGGATGATCGGATACAACGAGAAAACCCGCACCCTTGTCATCAACGAAAACACCAACGGCGGGACGGGCATGCGGTTGCATGTCTACTCAAACGTGGCTCCTTTCGACATCCACGCCGCTGATCGCAAGACCTGGTTTGATGCACTGGACGAAGCCAATCACACCTTCTTTGACTGGACGGCAAACTCGGCTGGCTACAGCGAAAGCCTGTACCGTGCCGTTGTTGTGCCTTGTGATGACGGCAAGGTGATCATCGTTCGGATGGAACCTCACAGCTACTGTATGCTGGATCGGTTCACGCCGGATGGTGCTGGTGGTTTTACGCAAGAAGCAACCCATACGCTCAGCACCACAACATCCTATGGGATGGAGCAAGGGGACCGCAACGGCATCCGCTTCCAAATCTCAAATGATGGCAAATATGTCATCTGCTATCAGCCCTATTACTATTACGGGGCTGGGGCCGAGGTGTTCCTGATCCGGGTGTCCGACGGCAAGTATGTTTTCTTGCAGCATCAGGACAGCAGTTACGGGCGTTCGTTTGCGCCGGTCCGCGACAGTGACTTCATGATTTCCTATAGCCCGAACTCTGACAGTGGCTATGGCATCTATATGTCGCACATCGACACCAAGAGCATTTTTGAGGTGATCGCCGACAAGGGCGACATGAGCTCCAAGGTGCCGGGCTTCAATGTCTACATCTTCGACAGCGCCTATCACTCCACCAACTATCCCTACATCGTGCCGATCATTGGAGGTAACTAATCATGGTCGATAAAATTAGCTTTCCCCACAGCGACGACTGGGGCGTGATTGGCCCTAACGGTCAGTTCAAGCTGCCTGTGCCGTCCAAGCTCGGTCACCGTTTCCAGTTGGTCGATGGCAAGGTTGTCGATCGTTATGGCGGTATCACCGACGATGAGGTCAAGCAGCAAGACGCCGATACCGTGGCATCCCAACAAACTGCGGAATTGGAGGCGGCACGATCCGCTCTTGTAGGCCGGGTTAAATCAGAGGCCGGTGAACGGATTGCGGCAACCGATTGGAAAGTGGACCGTGCCAGAGAGCGCGATGCCTTGAACGGCACCACCACCTTGCAAGACGTCTATGCCGAGCGCGAAGCCATCCGAACTGCCAGTGATGAGGCGGAAACCGCCATTGCTGCACTTGCCACATTGGACGAGATCCTAGTCTTCACCTGGTAGCCCTCGCATTTCCAATCGATCTCAATCCACCGGCCTTGAGCCGGTTTTTTTATGTCTGCGTTTTGCCCCATGCCTGATCCAACTCTCAGCCAGGCCATCCGTGAGGCCTATGCAGCCGCGCCTTCAGATGTGGTGATCCTGCATACACTTGAATTGCGCCATCCAGCTTTTGTCGATGACGACGGAAGTCCGACGGCCATTCGAGTGGTGCGCGATCACCGTGATCTGGAAGCCCGCCTGGAGGCCTCTGCGCCCGTAAACGGTGGGGAGATCGTCACCTTCATTGCTTTGGCCTTTGATTTGTCGTTGCCACCCATCGACACGGCCCCCGTGCCTGAAATCACGGTGACACTGGACAACGTCAGCCGTGAGATCGTTCGTCATTTGGATGCGGCTGCCGTTTCTCAGGACAAAATCGAAATCACCTATCGGCCCTATCTCTCAACGGACCTTGAGGGGCCGCAGATGGATCCGCCGATCACGTTGGTGCTGACAGAGGTTGAGGCCAATGCCCTGCAGGTGACCGGTCGGGCCCGAATGCTGGACATTGGCAACAAGGCCTTTCCGAGTGAGACCTATACAGCCAAGCGGTTTCCGGGGCTGACGCGATGACGCACTGGGCCGAAACCTATATTGGCATCCCATGGGCGGCAGATGGCGAAGGGCCGGATAGTTTTCACTGTTGGGCTTTTGTCTGTCATGTGCAGCAGCACCAGTTTGACCGTGAATTGCCAGCCATCCCAAACCCTGAAGACCTTCTCGCGATTGCCAGAGATTTTCGAGATCACCCTGAGCGCAGACGCTGGGTTCTTGTCGACGAACCACAAGAAGGTGACTGCGTGCTGATGCGCCAGGCCCGCTATCCGATCCATGTCGGTGTCTGGCTCAATGTGGATCGAGGCGGGGTTCTCCATTGTGCCCAAGAAGCCGGTGTCGCCTTTCAAAACCTTGCGTCCCTGTCTGCCAATGGCTGGCGGATTGAGGGCTATTATCGCTTTATTGGACCTACTTGATGCTTGCTGCCGTCACCCTCGTCAGAAACCCGTTCTATCCGGAGCGGGACCGGGAGGTGTACCCGGTTCTGAGCCCGGTCACGGTTCGTGGGTGGTTGAATGGTCAGGGCATCAATGACTTCGATCGCCCGACGATCTGCCTCTTTAACGGCCAAGCTGTTTTGAGGGCTGATTGGAAAACCACGTTTATCAATGACAATGACGTGGTGGCCTTTGTAACCCTGCCCAAAGGGGGCGGCGGCGGAGGCGGTGGGGGAAAGAACCCTCTGCGCACCGTCCTATCCATTGCGGTTATGGTGGCTTCGTTTGCGCTTGGCGGACCTCTGGGCGCAGCCATGGGGATTTCGGCCAATGCTGGAGCTGCCCTTGGCATTGGTGCAGGCGTCCTTCAGCAAGCTATCGGCGGGGCGATTATCTCGCTGGCAGGCATGGCGTTGATGAATGCCGTTGTGCCCGCGCCCAAGCCATCCGTACCGTCGTTGAGTTTCGGATCCGTTGGTGCGCCACCGGCCCCCAGTCCGACATATTCTCTGTCCGCCCAGGGCAACGAGGCCCGTCTCGGCCAGCCGATCCCGGTTCTGTATGGCCGACATCTGATCTATCCCGATCTTGCGACTCAGCCCTATCAGGAGTTTGTGAACAATGAGCAGTACTTGTTTCAGCTCCATGTGATCGGCCAAGGTGAATTCGATCTGGAGCAGGTGCGCATTGAAGACACGCCCATCGCGTCTTTTGAAGAAGTAGAGACGGAGATCGTCGGGCCGGGCGGTAGCGTCACATTGTTTGAAACCGATGTGGTCACCGCACCCGAGGTCGCGGGGCAGGAATTGCGCAGTACCGATGACGGTGGCGAGTGGATTGGTCCGTTTACAGCCAATCCCGCCGAGACCAGAGCCGGTCATATCGGCATTGATGTGGTGTTCGCCCGGGGGCTCTATTACGCCAACGATAGCGGTGGGCTTGATACCCGCAGTGCCCAATGGGAGGCTCAGGCTCGGATCATTGATGATGAAGGTCTGCCGATTGGTGAATGGGCATCTCTAGGCACTGAGAGCTATACAGCCTCAACCAATTCTGCGCTCAGGCTCAGCTATAAATACGCCGTTTCGTCTGGGCGCTATGAAGTGCGGATGATCCGTCTTGATACGATTGATACCTCATCGCGTGCTGGACATGAATTGCGCTGGGGTGCTGTCCGCTCGTATCTGGAAGGCGCCCCGGAATTCGGCAATGTAACGCTGCTGGCCGTCAAGATGCGGGCGACCGATAACCTGTCTCAGAGATCGTCTCGGATGATCAACTGCGTGGTCACTCGGAAGCTTTCCATTTGGTCCCCTGAAACCGGGTGGTCATCGCCTGAACCGACACGCTCCATTGCCTGGGCCTTTGCCGATGCATGCCGGGCGTCTTACGGCGCTGGGTTGGCTGAGGCCCGAATGGGCCTTCAGGCATTGAACCAGTTGGATCAAACCTGGTCGGCAAGGGGTGACACCTTCGATGGCGTTTTCGATAGCACCATGACGGTCTGGCAGGCCCTCATCCGTATTGCCCGTTGCGGTCGCGCCGTTCCCGTATTGCAGGGTGGTGTGGTCCGGTTGTTTCGGGATGCGCAGCAGACTTTGCCTGTGGCCATGTTCAGTCCCCGTAATATCGTCAAAGGCTCATTCAAGATCCAATACATCATGCCCGGCGATGATACGGCGGATGCTGTGACCGTGGAGTTTTTCAATTCCCGGACATGGAACCCGGACGAGGTCGTGTCCAGTCTTCCGGATAGTGCAGCAGAAAAGCCTGCCAAGGTGATGCTCTTTGGTTGCACCAATGAACCTCAAGCCAAACGCGAAGGGCTCTACATGGCGGCGGACAATCGCTATCGTCGAAAGCTTGTGTCCTGGCAGACGGAGCTAGATGGGCTGATCCCGACCTATGGTGACCTGGTGGCTGTCACGCACGATATGCCGCGATGGGGGCAAGGTGGCGAAGTGGTTTCGTGGGACTCCGAAACTTCAATTCTGGAAGTCTCGGAACCGTTGGTATGGTTGGATGGCGCCGATCACTACATTGCCTTGCGCCGTCGTGATGGCAGTCCAGCAGGACCGTTCAAGGTGCAGACGAATGGCGATGATATGAGTTCTCTGAGGATCATGGAAACGCTGGATTTTGTGCCATACACCGGGACGGGAGAAGAGCGCAGCCATTTTGCCTTTGGTCCCGGAGAAGCATGGTGCGCTAAAGCGCGTGTGATTGCGGTCAGGCCCCGTGGTGAGCAAGTCGAGATTACCGCAGTCGGCGAGGATGTACGCGTCCACGAGGCCGATCTAGCCGCCTGAAATTTTATTCAAGGAGAAAGCCTATGAACTGTCCTTCAACGAAGGACGGGCATGTCGTCATGCCTGAGGAAGAATTTGAGCAACTGCTCGAGTTGGCCGCCGAGCGTGGTGCAAAGCGGGCGCTGGCGGATGTCGGTCTGGTTGATGAAGAAGCGGCTGGCGACATCCGTGATCTTCGATCTCTGCTTGGCGCGCTGCGTGTGGCGAAGCATACCGCCTGGTCGACCATTGTCCGTCTCATCACCACAGGCGTGTTGATCGCCCTGATGGCGGGGTTGGCCATCAAACTTAAGCTGTTTGGGGGAGGTCACTGATGCCTTCATTCTCCGACAAATCCATCGCCAAGCTTTCCACCTGTCACCCGCTCTTGCAGCGGGTTTTTCATGAGGTTGTGCGAGAATTTGATTGCACCATCCTCGAAGGGCATCGTGACAAGGACCGCCAAAACCAGATGGTTGCTGAAGGAAAAAGTCAGGTTCAATGGCCTGACGGAAAACACAACACGGTGCCTTCTCTAGCCGTGGATGTGACGCCTTATCCCATCCAATGGGACGACCGGGAACGACAGACGTTGTTCGCGGGCTATGTCCTCGCCACCGCCAAATCCATGGGCGTGATCCTGCGCTGGGGCGGTGACTGGGACCGGGACACCGAGGTTCGTGACAACAGCTTCGATGATCTCGTTCATTTTGAGATCGTGGAGGATTGATTCATGTTGGATAAATTGATCGGCGGGGGGCTCGTCACTGCCGCAGAGGGCGTTGCCAACATTATCGACCGCTTCGTTGAAACTGATGAGGAAAAACAAGCCGCCGAGTTGATAAAGGCCAAGCTGATGATGAAACCCAGCCTGGCTCAGATTGAGCTCAACAAGGTTGAGGCGGGACACCGTTCCATCTTCGTTGCGGGCTGGCGTCCCTTTATCGGCTGGGTCTGTGGCTTTGCACTTCTTTGGCACTTTATTCTGTTCGACCTGCTGACTTGGATGACAGTAAATTTCTTCCCGCATGTATCTCAATTGCCAGAACTCACTGGGACGGAGACCCTCGTTACCGTTTTGATGTCTTTGCTTGGACTCGGCGCGATGAGGACAGTTGAGAAATTTTCTGGCAAAGCACGTTAGTTTTACAAAAAAATCCATATATCTGCTAAGTTTAAAAACTGACAACTTAAATACGGATAGTTGGATCTTGTTTTGAACGATCTACAGGCTTCTACAAAGATTGCTGGCACTCAATACTATGAGGCTGAAAAACTATATTCTTCTAAGAAGATAAAGTACGGCGAAGCTGTTAAAGTTCAGCGTGAACCTAGCAACTCATACGATAAAAACGCTATCAAGGTTTTGTCTAATTCTGGAAGTATGCTCGGGTACATCCCAAAAAATTTCGCAGCAGTTTTGGCTCCTAAAATGGATTCAGGCCTCAAAGTGTCTGCAAATATAAAAGAAATTGGTCGACGGGATGGTGGTCTTAGACTACGGATCAATCTGGTATATGAAAATCTGCCGAAACCCGTCATAAACAAGGCAAAGTCGTCGAGCCTGTCGGCCACCCCTCAAAAAACGGCGACGACTGTTCGAAGGTCTATTAAGCCAAGCCCGACGGTGCCAAAACCGGTCGCGAGGCCTCAACATACTTCCAAGCCACAACCCACGATCAACCGTAATGAACAATCGCAGCCATCATACAAGGGCGATGAAACAAGTGGCTTGCCATGGTGGGGTTGGGTGGCGATCGTATTAGTCGGGTTACTGATCCTAGGTAATATGTAAAATCTCAAACAACGATATCCATAGCGTTGGAGAAAAGAGCCGACCCTAACTTTCAATCTGTTATCTGACGACACTCGTTCTTACGTCGCAAATTTCCATGACTAAGCTATGTTGCCGGTCAAAGCCAATCGCAGTTTCATCTCCGCATTGCTTTCTATCTTTGGCTCAGGAAACCAAGCATTCGGATCGACTTGCCCGCAATATGTATAGGTCAATCCGTTTCCATCGCCTTTGTCGATTGGTGTAAAGATCGCAAGGTGTTCATTCACGTAGAACCGCCCACCTTGTTGCCCTTTGACGCTGCATATTGGTTGCAGGGCGCTAGCGAGCAGAGACCGATCTTTGAGCACTTTCGAAAGTTGGACTTTGCGTGTTACGCCATGCCTTACTTCAGCTGGGGTCGTATTAGTTAATGCTGGAGACTCAAAATAAATATCCTTACCTCCAGCAGCCAAAACGTAAGGAATAGCAGGCCGTGGACCGACCCAAGGGTCTCCAGAGACGAGTGGTGAGCCATCCAAATTTTGGGGCTTAGACGTGAGCTTTTTGCCTTCAAAATCGAATTGAAAATCGCAATCAACGGTCCCCCCAAAATAATAGTGAGACGAGCCGTCTTTTGGAACCGGGACAATGAGGTGCCGATACTCATTGATGTAAAAAACACCACCTTCTTGGCCTACCAAAGCTTTCTTTATGTTGTTTACTCGCTCGGCAATGTCGGTATCTCCGCTTTCGACAGCAAGGAACATCAGACCTTCTCCGAGGTCGTAGCTTACTGTTATTTTCCACTTTCCATCGACAATTCGGACACCGTATTTCGCAGTTTTTGAAATATTTTGCGGCCACTGCCCCCTATAAAGAACTGGTTCGATCATTACGTCCTCGACTGTATCCATTTTTCCCAATTAGCAAATTTATCGACACCAACACGACCAACATAAAAGGCCTTCCAGCCGTCTCTTGTTTCCCTGTTGGTAATAACATGACCGCAAAGTGTAATGCGGACCCTACCCCCGCTATCATGAGGCCGTGCCTTTCTGAAGCCAGACATTAGGTCAGAGTTTTCCGGTGATATTTTCTCGCTATATTTCTCTGAACCGTAGTCGGAGGGTTGTTGCCATGTGGTGACCAATGAGCCATCAGGTTTGATGGTGCACTCTAGGCCAACGCTACTCGGACCTCGCCATTCCTCCCCCGGTGTGAAATCAGTTGCTGAAAGATCGAATGCGCCATTATCGGTTTCTAACTTAAAAGCACCCTCAAAGCGCCCAACAACAACTCGCGTCCCCGCATCTTTTTCTTGTTGTAGCGGCTTCACGATCAGACCGCTTGGCAGAAATAGGAGCCTCCCTCCTTGCCAGTTGTCGCGTACAAATTCTGTCAGGTTAATGACACCTTCGGTTCGCAAAGCAACGCAAAACGTGCGCCCCTCATCCGTGTTAACCCAAGCTCCCAGTTGGCCATTTTTAACTCGAAAGCCAGAGTTTCCTCGAGCAGGTGAATAAGGACCTGTCCAATAAGGGAATGGCGATTTACTAGGAAAAAATTTCATTGCGGAAACTCCAACGGAGCTTCGGCATTTTCGTAATTATGACGCTCTCCATTAACTTCGATCCAGAAGGACACATTAGTGTCCCAATACAAATCTCTTATGCTTGTCGACAACCGGGCTTCTTGTTCTTCGATCCATTGAAGTAAGTTTTCGCGCGTTTGGCCTGCCTCCGTTGTTGA